ATGCGTTTAACATTAAGTTTTTACCTAAAATGCTATAAGGCATGGTTTTAACCTCCTATGAATTTATTTCTCCTTCGGGGCCTGCTCAATCATTTTGTGTCGAGGTGCGAATTTCAGGCCCTTCTTTTTTCTTTTCTGAGATTCTTTTCCTTTTCTCAAGTCCATAGAATCTCCTTTGAGAGATAGGGAGGGAGCGGCTAAACCCCCTCCCTTAAAATTCAATGGCTATACTCAGGCCGGTAATGTGGCTTGAGCGTGCCTACATCTCTCTCTGACGAATGTCGCAGCGACAGCCGCATTCTGCGTGGCCGTCTCCGTGATGAGAATACCCAGATAGGTGAAGCCGTTGTTGTTGTCCATATTTTCACCACGAACATCGATGGTTTTGGCCGTGTTATCTTCAGCATCAGTGAATGCCGCGGTATATCCCGTGATATTTTTGGCGCCGGCTCCCGCAGCGGACGTGGCCTGCCTCAATTGGCAGGTCAATGCGGCACCAGCGGCTAATGTGGCTGATTGGATGATTAACATTGCAGAATCGTATTCCTTCATGGATACCCAGAGCGGCGTGTTGGCACTGTTGTTCAGCGTGGCCGCAACCATTGCGACATCAACTTTTAGATTTTCCGAAAGTTTGTGCATTTTTTCCTCCGTTTAAATTTTAACTTGTTGAATCCAGCGTCACGAATGCCGAAAGTGTATTCGTGCCTTTGTATGGCGTTATCGGGTCTGTGAAACCTGGCGTGCCGTCTATTCGAATTTCGAGTTTCCAGAAGGTCTGATTTTTCTGGAAGTAACCCGGCACATGCCGTGACGCTGAAACGATGAGTGACCTATTCCCTATGACATAATGCGAGAAATCGGCGAGGATAATATCTCCTCTTGTCCCTAACGGCGAACATTTCTCAGTCGGAATGACATCGCATCCGAGGCATCTTCTTTCTTTGAGGTCAAGGATGGATGAGACATTTGCCGCCGTTGCCTGCATGTCGACCCATTGGGCGAGGACATCCTGATTGATCAGCCAGACTGCATTTTTCGATGAGCCTGGGGGTGCATTTTTCCAACTGCCCGGCAAAAGCCTTCGTGCAAGGATTCCCAAATCCGCTATGTTCACAAGTCCAACCGCCGATCTGGCCGGAGCAAGCAAAGCATTCGAGGCCATTATCCCCAAAGGTTGCCCGACTCCGTTGCCCCAGATGTAATAGACATCCTCATAGAAACCTACTGCTTTGCCGAATGCGAGTTTGAAGAAGTTCTCGAAATTTTTGGTATCATCCTCAAGCTGGTTTGAAACCCAGCCGCAGGCGATGCCTTCTTTGGCGGCAAGTTTTATTTGGCCAAGTTTTGGTTCGCTAACATAGGTTGACTTATCGGCGGCCTCCTCAATCCATGTGAATGTAATGCCTCCGAAAATGCTTGTGCTTCTGTTGGAATCGACAAGGTTGGCAACATCAAGAGTATCCCTTCCCATCGAGAGAACGATTGCCCGAGGCCGGACAATCGCATCCTCAAGTGCAACATTGAAAATTTGTTCTGCATGTTGCCCAGGGACCGTGAAACCTCCTGCAGAATCCACTCCTTCGGTCATCGTCTTTGTTTTGAGTTCAGCGATCCTCGCATCATGATGCTCTCCTGTGCAGAATTTACGGACGGCGACAAGGAATTCACCAAGGCTTTCAAACCCGCCCGTTCTCTTATCTATCATCGTCATTTCTCCTTATCAGCTTGTCGAGGAGAGCACAACGAATGGGGAAACCGTGTTTGTTCCATGTCTTGGGGTTAAGGGCGACTGAAGCCAGGGCTGTCCGTCATCACGAATCACGAATCTCCAGCAGGTTTTGTTGTTGATGAAATAGACATGGGTTGAAGCGTCGATTGTGATTGTCTGTCTGTCGCCGATGAAATAGTAACTCAGGTCGAAAAGTCCGATATCTCCCTGTGTTCCAAGTGCCTGCATTTTTTCCGTGATGAAATAAGGTCTGCCTAAGATTGTGCCTGGAATTTGATTCGCCGCACCCTGATTAGGATTCACCCAGATGACATGACCCGCCGTGGCCGCCGGGGCCGCATTCTCGGCAACCATTCTCAACAGTTGTGTGAGGACTTCCTGGTTGATTAACCAAATCGCATTGCCCCAAGAGCCGGTCAATAGTCTCCCGGCCATGTTGCAGATATCGACCCAACGGACGGCATTGTTAGCTTGCCGAGCGACTGCAATAAGAGCCCCGGAACTCAAAATCCCTAAAGGCCGACCGACGCCGTTTCCATTGATGAAATCATCGTCGTCAAAATATGCCCAAGCTTCGGAAAATCTTTTCTTCAGGAATATTTCAAGTGGAATGGCAGCATCGGCAAGAAGCGAATTTGAGGCCACCGTATAGCCGGAAAGTTCATGGGCGGTGAGTTTGCATTCTCCCCATTTGATGTCCGTCGGTGTTTTTGTTCCCGCCTCTTCAGTTCTGTAGGCCACGACGCCTCCGAAAACATTCGAGGCATGACTTGTGTCATCAATTCTCGGGAGACGAAGCGTATCGCTTGTCATGGGGAAAATCGTCGCTCCATTAGGCCGGACGACGGATTTCTCAAGAAACAACTGACGAACTTCGGGAATAAACTGCTCCTCAACCAAAAATCCACCGGCCGAATCGACACCTTCGGTCATGACTTTTTCAATTTTCCCACTTTCTTGAAGTGCTTTGATTTGGATGAGTTTCTCAGTCGGCGTCAAAACCGGCTTTGAAATCTTTCCATCGGAATCGAGATAAACAAGCCGAGGGTCGAGAATCCCAAAATGACGGGCAGTAAAGATTGAAGTCAGCATCTCGCCGAAACTCTTGAATTTCTTTTCTTTCTTGGCTTTTTCAACCGCCTCTTCCTCTGCCGATGGGGCGGGTTTGAACTCTTTCAGCTTCTCTGCCAACTGTTCTTTAATCTGACTTTTGAATGCCTCGGATTCATTGCCGACCATTTCCGCAACTTTTGCAACCACTGCCTGCCCGACTTTCTCGTCGACATATTTATCAAATTCTTGTTCGTTTAATTTTCCTTCCAACTTAATTCTCCATCTGCCGGCTTTGGATTTCGGAATCCAAGCCCCTCAAGCCTAACATCTCTACAGACCCGCCGCCGATGCTGACCGCCCGTTGTCGGTCTCCACATCGAAGCTCGTCTGCTGATGTCTCAGGAAAAGAATCGCTCTTTTCCGAGCCGGCAGGCTTAACTGAACTCCATTACGAGAATGGAATCCAGTTAAACCATCATTCAACGACGCCTTTGATTTTTTTAATCTTCAAATCAATGGCCTCGTCGATTTTCTTCTTGATATCAATTGAGCCGAGATGCTCCATTATCTTTTGTTCAAGACCATCCGCCTTGCCTTTCTCAATCTCTATGCTCACATCGTCTTTTCCGGGACTCGATATAATGCCTTTTTCCTCCTCTTCCAAACTCCCTGCCTCATCGGCTTTCAGCACATCCTGGAGTGCGGCGATAGCATCCTTAATTGTCTGCCGATTCTTGCGGCTTAGAACTCGACCCTCTTTTAATTCGGCGATCTCATCTTTCAGGCTTTCAAAAGCTTTTATCCACTCATCAATATCCCCAAGTTTGATTACACCTTTCAATTTATCCGACAGGTCTTTCTTTTCCTCTTTTTTCTCTTCCGGTTTATCTTCAGGAAAAAGTTCTTTCAATTCATCATCAGAGTAATCCTTGAATTCCGGCACTTCCTTATCCCAATGTGCATAATGCTTTGAGAGATGGTTATAGACACTCTTTTTATCGCCGCTTGGAATATCGACACCGCCCCTTGCACCCAAAGTTGCTCCCATTGCCGCCTTGACTCCATTCCAGACCGCCTTATGTCCGTCGGCTTTATGATGAGGAAGTTTATAGCTTCCCTTGATATCCGGATTCTCAGAATCAAACCAGGCACAGATAACTTTCAAATCGTCGACTTCAGCACCTGCGGTTTCGCCTGGTCCGTCCCAGGCCGTATCTTCCGGTAGGTAGCCTAAATCTTTATAGGGGATAGCACCTTTGCCAATTATTTCCTCTTCTGATAGTTTTCCTTGCTCAGTTTCAGGCTCCTCCTTTTCTGGCCCTGGCCTTTCGACTCTCCTCATTTCGCCTCCACATTCTAGGCATTTGATATTTTTACAATGTTCCTCTGATGTTAACTTATACCCACATTTGATACATTCACATTCAAACTCCTTCTTCTCTTCCTCCTCTGGCAATTTAAAATCTTTATTTTCTCTCACCCAAGCTTGAGCTTCTGCCATCGTCCATTTGTCCACATCAAAAAGATAGGTGATAACTTTCTTACATGTTCCACAATATATGGCCTTAATTCCTTGCTCCGCCGAGATGGTTATCGTGCGGATTCTATGGCCTTCATGGTCGCCAGCATCTTCGACTGGGATTCTATGATAATTATCGGTCGTTTCAGGTTTCGTTATCGTCACCTCGTCTGGCTTCTTCTCATCCTCTATTTTCACTTCAATCATTTTGTTCGCCTTCTCAATCCTGATTTCCAAATCCTTTTTGATTCTGTCTGTCTGAAGAGGCAACTCGCCCTTAGCCACGGCGATATTCAGACTTCCCACATTGGAGGCAATGGGGACATCCGAATGCTCAAGCAGAATCCATTTCGTGTAGATATTTTTTGCCTTGCCGCTTTCTTCTTTGGAAACGCCGTAGACTTTTTCAAGTGTCTCCTGCCATTCTTTAAAAGGTTTTGCTTCGGATGGAGTTATCGTCTCTACTGGGATGAAACCGACGCTATTGGAATTAAGAAATTTTCCCTTGACGCACTGGAAGACATCCTCTGCGAAGGCATGGTTGGCATATTCGGTTTTGGCTAAAATGCCTTGCGGTTTTACTTTAATCCACTGGTCTCTTCCAATAGGCAAGCCGTGATAATCATGGGCCCATAAAACGGGCTTTCCCGACTCTTCAAAATCATCAAGCATGACTCCATGAGGGATGAGAATTTCATTGTCTCTATCCAATCGTGGTGTCGTAACCCATCGGACTGCGGCTCGCTCTCCTTCCTCAATTATGATTTCATTCGGGTCAAGCGGTATGCCTTTCCTTATGAACTCAATCTCATCCGCTTTCTTATGGAGCCTTTGAGACCAGTGTTTGGCTTTCTTGGGAAAGATGTCTTTTAATTTATATCGGTCTGTTCGCATTTCTTTCATCTGTTTTTCCTCCATACATCAATTTATACGCTCTCTTTTTCCCTATTTTTTTCGAAAGTTTTCTAAAAATCCTAATTTTTTCATTCGATTCTCTTATTACTTCTAAGATGAACCAACTCATTATCTTGTCTCCTTACCATCCAATACTTAACATTCGATTGAACATTGTTATGTCAAAAAATGGCTCAAATCTCTTCGGCCTTCTCATCCTGAAAACAACCGGCCGTTTCGATTGCGGCCTCAATTCTTTTATCGGAATGATAGCGACTGTAATCCGTCGCTTGCCATTTATCGAAATTGTGAACCCACTCGTTCTGAATTCGAGAGGTGCTATTTCTATGGTCAATTTTTTCATGCTATATTTATTCCTCCTCAATTGTGCCGATCGTGCATCGACATAGAGGATGTAAGTTTCCTGAGTCCACATCCTCATAATCCAAACTCATCGTCATCTCTTTGTCGCCCCTCTCGATTGTGAACTCATCTCCCTCGTCAAAGAAATTCTCCTCGATGTCAATAACTTTGCCGTCCATTTCCTCACAAAAAACACATGTCCTATCATCGAAGTAAGTTATCCAGAAGCGTTTCTTCACAACTCCCGACTGCCTCATTGCGAACAGCGAACCCTTATTGGATGCCCTCAGCGTTTCGCTTCTTGCCACCATATAGGCACGGGTCTTTGACCAATCGTCGAAAACGGCCTGGACTCTTGCCGTAAGACGGCGAATATCTTCACCTTCTTTTATGCCCTCAATCAGCGCCTTCTTCAAATCTTCGACGCTTGTCTTCTCAAACTCTTTTGCAAACTTCGGGAAATATGATTCAAGCCAGGAGGCCGCCTGGTCGCTTGCAATGTCGAAACTCACATCTGTGCCGAGCCTTGCAAGTTCCTGGTCGCCTTTCTCGGTCATCGCCATGATGGCTATCTTCTTCGCCGTCTCCGAAAGTTTCTCAGCCATTCGGATTTGAGAGAAAAGGATGGATTCGGCAATGTCTTCCTCGCCCTGTTTTGTGAGCCATTCCTTTTTGAGCTTTTTGAGATTAGCCAGGATTATCCTCTCTTCCTCCTCCCAATGCTTTTTAAGTGCCAATCTAAACCGCCTCTCGTGGGAAGCGAGGCTTTTGAACAGGACTTCAAAGAATTCGGCATGAGGCTTTTTCTTTTCCTCTGCCGATTCCTCTTTCATTCCGGCGGCAATCTCTTTTGTGATTTTCTTTATGACCTCTTCTTTGCAGCACTCACAGATTGCCTTGTGTGCCAACTTTGAGGCTAAACTATCGCTAAGATGACGACGGTTAATCATTCAGGGCTTCCTTCACTTTCTCCAGGACTTTCTTTGAGAACTCCTCGACTTCCTTTTCCGAAATCCCTCCCATCGGCATGAAATTGAACGGCACCCAACCCGTGTCGCCTCCCTCAATCGGCTCTTTTCCCTCTGCCGCTCTTTCCTCATTTATCAGTGAAATGTTGGCTTTCGTTTGCTCTACTTGCTTTCTGAGGTTGAATTCCTTGTCTTCGGGCACAGGGTCGTCAAAGGCAACGAAAAGTTTATCATCATAAAGAGGCATGACTTTCTCATTGATTCTGTCCTCAATCTTTCGGCATCTTGGGAGAATCCCGTATTTTGCATGTCTATAATCCGCAGCCTCGGCAACCGAGCGGTTTGAGCTTTCAGAAACTATGACGGCTTCCGGGATGTCATAGGCAGCCATTATCTCGGTCCTGTTCAGCCTCCGGCCTTCGATGAAACTTATTTCCTGAGGTGTCATCGTATCCCGGATGAATTCCATACCGGCAGGAGGAATGAGGGTCTTCCCGGCTTTCCTTGCACCTGCATATTTCTGCCTGAATGTCTCTCTTGCCCTTTCGAGTTCTGCCTTAGACATCTTTTCTTTCGGGGAAAGGATTCCACCCGGTCTCGCCTTATTTTCAAGGAGCGATATCTCAAAATCATTCATCTGCTTCTGAAGATAAACGGCTTCGGCAATGCCTTTGATTATCGAGAATCCTGTGAATATATTTGACGGATTAGGATAGCGAAACATCACGACTTCATCGGCAGGAAGTGAAATATTCGCACTGCCTCTCTCATAATCGTAATGGTCTATTGCCTTGTCCAAAGACTTGCCGAAAACAGGATTGATGAACTGCGAAGGGATAACCCATATCTGGCCAGGAGTTTCCTTAGCCTTGGGCATATACCAGTATGCTTCGCCTGTCAGGTCCTGGAACATCGAGGTCATCTCCAAAAGGTCACGCTTGCCGTTCTCGGGATTCACCTCTTTAAGCAACTCAAGCCAGGCATGGTCAGTCACTTCTTCGACTTCGGCAGCCTTTGTCAGCCAAGGATCAAGCGAATCTTTCGATTTAATCCACCTTAGCCTTTCTTTCTCCAATGGCCGGGTCTCTATCGTCTTGAATTTCTGTCCTTTTATCTTTTTTGCGACATAAAGCCTTAAAGGCACGGATGCGACGGCCTGGAAATTGAGCCTCACGCAGATGAAAACCCAGGAACTGAAGGCATTCACAAACTCAATCTTTGTCTGCGGTTTCCTGCCTTCAAGTAAAGCCTGCCCCCACATATTCGGATCAACCCATGCGGACGGGTCATTTAATGAAGGCGAAGTCCAGGATGTAGAGGTCAAATTAAAGCCTTTCTCAAATTGGCCTTTTACTTTGCCGTATCCGAAAGCGAATCGTTCAAAAATATTCAATCTATCACCATAAAATCACTTTCCGTGCCCGAAACTACAGACTGGATATATTCCCTTTCCCTCTGAATCCATCGTCTCAGAAGTTGGCCGTCGACCATCATCTCTTTCGCTATCTGTTCCATTGTCAAACCCTGTTTTGAAAGTTCAACATATCGTTTGGCATTCTCTTCGCTGTGAAGTTTCATGAGTTCCAACGGCATTCTGGGTATTTCGACTTCCTCTTCAGTTGTCTCCTCGGCGACTGAAACTTCGCCATGCAATTCATCGGGATTGTAGAAGCAGAGCAGAAAAGCGTCGGCGTCGTCCGGACTTCTGAAACCCCGCTTCTTGTAGTCGTCTTTCGATTCGACGACTCTTCGGCCTTTCTTGTCTATAGACCATTTCCTATTGACGAGTTCAGTTTTTAGTCTTTCATCTTCTTGGCAGGCAATCTTGTCCATTATCCGTGATGCCTGAAACCACATCTCGGATATGGCATTCGGATATTTGTCCGGCTCTTTGGCCGTTGCCTGGAAATTTATGGGGATAATGTTATAATTGCGGGCTTCCATGATATCCGTGAGCCCCCCGCCGACTCCCGTATCGTCAATCTTTATTCCTACCTCTTTATTGAATCCTGCAAAGTGCTCAAGTTCATTGGCAAGGAAAACAAGTTTCGCCTGGGGAGGCATTTCTTTTGATGGGATTATCCTTTTGTCGATGACTTTCATTCCTTTCCGCTTTCTGAAAATTGTGTCATCTCCTCCTCCCCTTGCCACATCCACCCCTATCTCCTCTTTGCCGTAAGTCTCAAAGGCGGGCACATTCCAATTCCCGAACATCTTCATCACCTGGCTGAGTTTGATTATCGTATCGGCACTCTGATCGACTATCTGTCCAAGCACATTCGTCTTGAAAAGGACGGAATCCTCTCCCCATTCCTTCTTTCGGTCATAGATGTATTTCGGGCCGGCTACCTGAATGACTATGTCCTCGGGTTTTATCTCCTCTCTTTCAAATCTCTCAGGATGGGATGGGTCTGGAATTTTTATGCCCCTGAAGTTTTCCCCGGTTGAATAAGGCGTATCATAGGCCGAGATTTCGATTCTGTTCCATCCACTGTTCTCCCGTTTGAAAAGATTGTAGAAGTTATCGCCGACTTGAACGCCGTCGGTTGTCGATATGACAAGCCAGCGACAGAAACCGCCGGTCAGAAGGCTCTCGACGGAATCCCAGAGCCAGGGTGCTATGCCTTTGGCCTCGTCAAAGATAAAAAGAATCGCCGGAGCGTGCCATCCTTCGGCCCTTGCCGGCTGGTCTGTTGAAAATCCTATGGCGAAATGGTCCGGCGAATCCGTTTTTATCTCCGTCGTCAGGCATTCGCCGATGAGAATGAATCGGCTCGTGAGATATGATTTGTTTATCTCAGACCAGAGAAGCTTCGCTACCTGCGTATATGTCGGTGCGGTCGTCACCACTTTTGAATTATCGAAACAGTTCAGAAACCACGCTACCGCCTCCGCTGCCGTGTATGTCTTCGATGAGCCGTGGCAAGCCTTCACTGCCGTCTTCTCATTCTCAGCAATGCTCTTCAATATCTCACGTTGCTTAGACCAGGTTTTGTGACCAAGTGCATGTTCCACGAAAAAGACAGGGTCTTCTTTATATTTCCTGAAAAGCGAGCCGAGAATGTAATCGTTATTTTCCATCTTTGTTTTCTTTTAGGTTATCGAAAGATTTCTTGAAGTCTGTAATTGAAAGTATAAGGGCCTGAAGATTTTTACCGGCTTCTACATCAATATTCGATGGGAGCATTTTAGCAATCATTTGATAGAATTGAGCCTTTGTATGTTGATTAGTTTTAGCCCATTCATAAAGTGCTTCAATGCCTCCCATCTTTTCAAAAGCGTCAAGAAAGGCTTGTTTAAGCGTAGTGAATTTATTCGGTTTCCCTTTTGGTCGACCTGGGCCAGGGCCGCTTAATTTATGTCGACCTGTTATTTGTTTTTTTTCTGTTTTTAAATCAGTCGTCATTTTATCTCTGCCATTGCTACAGCAATGTTTTTATCGGCTCGTTGAAGTTCATTTAAAGCATTCAATGTTTCGTTCATCTTATCCGAATCAAACTCCAAAATTATCCTTGTTGCCTTCGTTCCGCAGACAAGACTCTTGGTTTTAATCTCAAGAATCTTCGCCTCGAATCCGACCTTTCTCATCTCTCTAAATGCCTAATAATATCCTTCCCCATCTCATCAATCTTCTCGAAAAGGTCTTTGTGGTCTTTACGATTATCTTCTCGGCTTTCTTTGAATTGGGTGGATATGTTTTCTATGTTTGTTTCACAGCCTTTAATTCTGCCCTCATGCTCAAAGCATAAAGATTTTTTGCTCAGGGTCTCCGGATTGCCCGAAGTGGGGAGGTCCGGTTTCTTGCCATTTTTCATTTTGATGACAAATACAAAGACGACGATTAAGATGACGATAATCAATGTCCCGACCGGCCCCAAAACATCCCAAGGTATCTTATCCATCGCTCCCTCTCTTTAATTCCTCTTTGTCTTCACTATTAATTCCCGTATCAATTCCTGTTCGCAAATCAAATGTTATTCCCCAAAATAGCCAACTAAACATAAGAAAAAAATTTCTGCCTTGTCTTTTATATGAACAATTTTCATCGGGAAGAAAATTATGATAACTCATGTTTAATTCTATTGTCGGCAAGATATTAAGATTAAAGTCTGAATAATCTTTATCTTTACAAACCGAATTCCAGGTATAAACTTTAAATTTCATCTCTTTTTCATTCGCTCCTCATCCTTCCCTAAATCACCTTTGCAATTTCTTCAATCAATTCGCAGAATTT